CTACATTCAACGTATGGCTTTCAGACAATTAAACGCAGACGGAAATGTTTGACGTGTGACCTGAGAGCCAGCACAGTCGAAGTGCCAATCGATCTGGCAAAAGATATATTCAAAGAGGAATGAAATGAAACAAATGGAAATGCTCGAAACTCAAATCAAAGAGTTCACAACCGCACTAAATAACACCCAAACCTCAATCAATCACATGATGGTGTTCTCACAAATCTGCAAAACGCAGCCAATCAATAGCGCGGATCTCATAATCAAATTGGATATGCAAAAATCTTGCGTCAACAGAGTGCTGCACTCACTGTCAGAAAATGGCAGAGGAAAAGTCAAAGCAGCCGAATTAATCAATATCGAAATGGATCTAACCGATAGGCGGCAAAGAAATATAACACTAACCGACAAAGGTAAAAAACTAATGAATAAAATGTTTGGAACAAAAAAATGATCGTTAAATCTTGGAAATTCACAGGCTTCAAATCAACCTTCCCAGATTGGGTGCAGGAAAACTCCTCAAAAAGAAAAGGCTCAGACTTCCTTTGGGTACACACACAAACAGGAGAAGTGCCAGCCGAAGAAGGAATGTACATCGCAATCAATCTGCGAGGCCATGTCGATGTCTATGACTTCAAACCAGAAGGATGGATAAAAGAAATCGCAACAGGAATAGTCTTCGCAATCCTAGTCGTAGCCGTACTGGTGTTTATGCTCGCATGGTAAATAAACAATTCGCAAAGCATTGCTACGAACAATACCAAATGAACCACCAAGGTTATCACGGTTTCCAACACTGGGCGCGTGTGTTCCAAAACGGTAGGCACATTGCAAAAGCAGAAAATGCCAATACAAAAGTTGTCGATCTATTCTCACTCCTGCACGATACACAACGCAGAAATGAAAACAGAGATCCACAGCACGGCTATCGTGCAGCAAAATATGCACACTCAATCAGAGGCCAATGGTTCGATCTGTCCAATAAAGAAATGCGCCTACTTGATGAAGCACTCACATATCACTCAGATGGATACACAGACGCAGACATCACAGTACAAACATGCTGGGATGCAGACCGCCTCGACCTTGGCCGCGTTGGTGTAAAACCATCACCAAAAAAACTCTGTACCCAAACAGCTAAAGACGCTATCAATAATTACTGCTCGACAGACACACGCCTGTGGCCTGCCTCGACCTCATACAACTGACCCGCTTCGGCGGGTCTTTCTTTTTTTGAAATTCTAAATTACATTCAAAGTTAGAAAGGTATCAATATGGCAAAGAAAAAATCAAAGAACCCTGTCGGAAGACCAAAGTTCGAAGTCACAGAAGAAGTGCTGCAACGCGCAGAAAGAGCAATGGCGCAAGGCTTAACAAAAGAACAATGCGCTGCTGCTCTGGGAATTTCACGCTCTAAATTCTTTGAAATTCAGGAACAGAATGTGGATTTTTTGGACGCTATAAAAAGGGGGGAAGCAATGGGAATAGAAGAAGTGACCAATGCTCTCTTCGAAAATGCCACTGTTGAACGCGATAATACGGCCATCATCTTCTATCTAAAGAACCGCGCAGGGTGGGTGGATAAAACAGAAACAAAAGTCCACGAAGAAAAAACAATAACCCTCGACCTCACAAGGATCGGCATCAATGAACTCAGTGCAATTGAAAGAGCTTTTGAGCAATCTTACGCTGGAGCAAGTCAGAGCGGAGAAATACCGCAGATCATTGAGGGAGTTTACGAAAGCAGCTTGGCCGACGATTGAACCGGGCGTTGACTTCCAAAACAACTGGCACGTCGATGCAATCAGCGATCACCTCCAAGCAGTGGCAGAAGGCGACATCAAACGCCTGATCATAAATGTGCCGCCACGCCACATGAAATCCATCAGTGTGGCCGTTGCGCTGCCAGCTTGGACTTGGACCCACCAGCCGCATAAGAAGTTTCTGTACGCCTCATATGCCTCTTCCCTGTCCATCAGAGACAGCACCAAGTGTCGCCGCCTGATCGATAGCCCGTGGTACAAGCGCCACTTCGGTGACAAGTTCGAACTAACTGGCGATCAGAACCAAAAGCAAAGATTTGAAAACGATAAGACAGGATACCGCATAGCAACGTCTGTGGGTGGCGCTCTTACTGGTGACGGCGGTGACATTATCTGCATCGATGATCCGCACAACGTAGTGGACAGCGACAGCTCCAAAGTGCGTGAAGGCGTTCTGGAATGGTGGGATCAAGCCATGCAAACGCGGCTTAACGATCCGCGCACTGGTGCTTTCGTCATCATCATGCAGCGCGTCCATGAACAGGATCTCACAGGCCATATTCTATCCAACCAGCTAGGAAATGAGTGGGATCACCTATGCCTGCCTGCCAGATACGAAATCGGCCACCCAACCCCAAGCAAATCAATGCTGGGCTTCTCAGATCCGCGCACAGCCGAAGGCGAGCTGCTTTGGCCTGAAAGAATTGATGACAGAACACTCAAAACTCTAGAGCGCAGCCTTGGAACCTACGCAGCAGCAGGACAGCTACAGCAGCGTCCATCGCCAAAAGGTGGTGGAATCCTAAAGGCAAGCTGGTGGGTTCCTTGGGAAAAGGAAGACTTACCCGACATCGAATATGTTCTGCAATCATACGACACCGCATTCGAAGCAAAGGAAAGTTCCAGCTTCAGCGCCAGAACCACTTGGGGCGTGTTTAAACATCAAGGCCATGATTGCGCCATCGTGCTTGAATGCTGGTACGATAAGGTAAGTTATCCTGACCTAAGAAGGATGGCTCAAGAGGCTTACGAAGAGTGGGAGCCAGACGCTGTGCTAATCGAAAAGAAGGCGTCAGGACAATCGCTGCTGCAAGACTTACGCATGGCTGGCGTACCAGTTTTGGCCTACAGTCCAGATCGTGATAAGGAAGCTCGCGCCCATGCCAGCTCCGCACTTTTGGAAGATGGAAGGATTTTCTTCCCTTCCAACCGAAAATGGGCTAAAGATTTAATTGATATATGCGCGGCGTTCCCTGCACATCCTAATGATGATGTTGTTGATACATGCACACAGGCTTGGCTACGGTTGCGAAAAGGATGGTTTGTGGGTCATAGTGAAGACCCAGATGATGACGATTTTGTAGAAACAAGAAGGATGACGCTCTATGGCTGAACCAGAAAACATTATCCCATTTGCCGAAGGCGCTCCACCCGACGATCTCATGGTTGAGACACTTCCAGATGGTGATGTTCTTATTGGCGATCCAGAGTTGGACATGATGGAGGAACTCGAAGGTGCAGAGTTCGATCAAAACCTTGCAGAAACCATTGATGAACGCGAGCTTGGCCGAAAGGCGCAGGAGCTTATTGGCTTTTTCGAAAACGATAAAGAAGCCAGATCCGAATGGGAACATAGATACAAGCAAGGATTAAAAACTCTAGATCCAGACGGTGGCCTTGACGAAAGCGAAGATGAACGCGCAACTCGCGGTCTGTCTATCGTAATCCACCCAATGATCGCAGAAGCAGCAACCCAGTTTAATGCTCGCGCCATTGCGGAGCTGTACCCATCAGGCGGTCCAGTTAAGTCAATTATCATTGGCGATCCAGATGAGCAAATGGAAGAGCAAGCTCGCAGAGTGCGTGACTTTATGAATTATCAGATCACACAGGAAATGCCTGAGTATTTCCCTGATCTGGATCAAATGCTGTTTCACCTCCCCCTGATCGGCCATACCTTCAAAAAGGTTTGGTGGGATGCCAACATGGATCGGCAGTGCAGCCAGTTCGTAAAGGCAGAAGACTTTGTGGTCGCACCAGAAAGCAAAGATCTATACACATCACCGCGATACACGCACGTCATTCGAATGCCAAAGAATGACTTCAATCGCTACGTTAAAAACGGTTATTACCTCCCGACAAGATACATTGGCGAAGGCATAGATCCTGTTGATGACGTGATCGGAGAGATCGAAGGCGTTGATGAATACAGCGATAATAGCCAAGACGATGTAATGACGCTGCTCGAAATGCACGTCTATGATCTGTTTGAAGGCATCGATGGCCAAGAAATGGACAGCGATGAGGCAGACGAAAACGCTGTTGCAATCCCATATGTCATCACAATCGATTATGAAAACCAGCGCGTTGTCAGCATTCGACGCAACTGGAAGCAAGATGACGAAGCCAAAAAGCGCCGTGACTGGTTTGTGAGCTACAAGTTCCTACCCGGTTTGGGCTTTTATGGCTTTGGCCTGTACCACATGATCGGCGGCTTGGGCAAAGCAGCGACTGGATCACTTCGCGCTCTGCTCGACAGTGCAGCATTCGCCAACATGCAAGGTGGCTTCAAGCTGCGTGGCCGCGTTAATGGCGGCGATATGCAAATCAGCCCCGGTGAGTTTGTGGATCTCGACAGTACAGTCGATGACGTAAACAAGGCAATTATGCCGTTGCCATTCAAGGAACCAAGCAGCTCCCTGTTTAGTTTGCTAGGTTACATTGTGGAAGCTGGGCAGCGTTTTGCCAGCACAGCGGATCTTAATGTTGGTGACGTGAACCCAAACGCTCCAGTTGGATCAACAGTTGCTCTGATTGAGCAGGGATCAAAGGCGTTTAGCGCAATCCATAAACGGCTGCATTACGCACAAGGCCAAGAGTTTAAGCTACTTGCCAACTTGAACGCAGAGAATTTGCCTGATGAGTTTAGCTTTGCACAAGCTGGCGCTGCTGATATTATCTATCGCTCTGACTTTGATGATCGCATTGACATCGTACCAGTTAGCGATCCAAACATTTTCTCAACAGCCCAGCGCATTGCACAGGCTCAAGCTGTTTTGGAAATGGCGCGATCAGCTCCACAGCTCCATGATTTGTACGAAGCATACAAGCGGATGTACGAAGCCATTCGGATTCCGAATATTGATGAGATCCTGAAAAAGCCTGAAGAAGCGGTTCAGATGGACCCAATCGATGAGAATATGAGCGTGATGTATGGCAAGCCAATACGCGCCTTCCCAGAGCAAGACCATGAAGCGCACATTGCGGTTCACATGCAGTTCCTGCAAGATCCATCATTGGCTGGCAATCCGGGTGCGAAACAAATGCAGCCTATTTTGATTGCTCACATTGCAGAGCATATTGCGCTGCTTTACCGTCAGCGCATGGAAGCAGGCATCAACATACCAATGCCGCCACTGCCAGATTTCAAGGAAATGAAGGTCAAGTTCAACAATGTAGATCCAGAGCAAGATCGCTTAATCAGCCAACGCGCAGCGCAAGTTGTGGCGGCATCACCTCAGATGAAGCAGATCGAAGCATTGCGCGGCATGGGTCAAAAGGGTGGACAGCAGGGAAATCCTTTGCAATACGCACAGGAATTGGCCAAGCTGGAGACAGAAGCTCTGAAGGCGAGAACGCAAGCGCAGATCGAAGCGGATCAGGCAAAGGCGCAATCGAACATTCAGATCAAGCAAGCCGAAGCGCGGCAGGATATGGAGATCGAAATGGCCAAGGCGCAAGCCGATATGCAGGCCAAGATTACAAAGTTGGAGGCAGAGTTGCAGCTTGAGAGAGAAAAGAACGCAGCTAAGATACAGATGGAGGCCATGAAAAATAATGTACCCCCCACAGTATAGACTTCCTCCAATAAATCCTGCTGCGTTTGGCGGGTTACCAGCGCAACAGGGTCCAAGAGGTGGCCCTCCTATGCCTCCTCCCATGCAGGGGGGGCCACAAGGTCAGCCCCCTATGGACATGAATAAATACCTTTTGAATAAGGTCGAAGAGATCCGCAAGCGAATGGGCGCTGGGGATTTAGGTGGGTTGTCAGCAATTGCAGATGCAATGCCACAGCCTCAAATGAACGTAAGGGCGCAGCCTGCACCACAGCAGCCTGTTCCAAATCAGCAAGCGAGGATGGCATAATGTGTTTTGGCGGTGGCGGTAGTAGCAACGATAGCAGCAGCGATGACAACGATAGCGGCAACAGCTTTACAGAAACGCTGGCAAATATCTTTACGCCAAACGATGGCGCATCTTATGTAAATGGTCAGCTTGTTGATGATCGCACTGGAGAACGCATAGAAGCTGGTGGCACAACGTATTCTGGCAATGTTATTTCAGGATCGGCCAATACTGAATCAAATGATGGCAGGGATATTCCAGAGAGTTTTACCAGTAGCTTGCCTGCCTTGGTCGAAAACCCAAACAAAGGTTCATATAACGAAACCCAAACAGATGATAAGTGGGGATATACCAGAGATGACGGCACAGTAGTTACGGCTGCTCAAGATATGATTGATGGCGGTGGTAAAAACTTTGGCGGTGAAGTTTTTGCAATCGGTGGCGGTATAAATGCAGATTTAAATGGCGATGGCTATGTTACAGCGGCAGAAGCTACGGCCAGCGGAAATCTTACTGATAATATGGTTTCTAATATTTCAAATGCTTCAGGTGCAACGCCATTGGGTTCTGGGTTGGAGCCAACTGGAGTAGCTGGGGCGCTTGCGAATTACACAATACCGGGCATGTTATACACTGGTTTAAGAGATTCGACTGGTAAATTTGGTTACGGTGGTCGGCCAGAAAGCTCACTTAACAGCGATATGGACAGTGTTGTTGGTGGTCTTTCTGGACAAGACGCTATTAATGCGGCGGTAAACATGGCTGTTGCAGATACATCTGTGCCGTATCCTACAGGTCCACAAACAGCGGATGATGTTATGGTTTCGACTGCTGGTGTGGATTATGGCGACGAAGATGCAAGGCGTAATAACATTTATGGTATGCGCGGAACGTCCGAAGATTATGATCGATTTTCACGCGGTGGCGGTGGCTCTAGGTTTATGCCAGCTTACATGCGTCATTTTATGAGCGGTGAAAACTTTGATGTAATAGCTCAAAAAATCACTTTGCAAGATGGCACAACTGCATATCGGACGCCAGATGGCCGTATTTTAAGCCCAGAGCAATTTGAGAATACAGCGCAAGATGTTGCGGCATTGACTGTTGAAGGCCCAGATGAGCAGTATTTGCAAGGATACAGTGAAACAGGACCAGATGGAATGCCGATATACTTTGATGCAGCAGGCAATCCAGTGGATAATTTGGGATAAATTAAATGCCAAACCAGCGAAATGCGGATAGATTAAAGCAAAAAGGCACTAAGTCTTTAGCTGCTTGGGATTTTAAATCGAAAGATGGGCCAAAGGAAGTTCCAATGGCTGCTTTTCCCAGCGTTCCACGCCAAACTAAAATCATGGGTCAGCCTCACATGCTGTCTTACATCAACCCCCAAGAAGAGGCGATGTTGCAGAAGATGAGGGGCGGTATGCCTCCAGTGGCAGGACCGGGCGGTGTTCCTGCTTTTGCTCATGGTGGATTTCATTGGTCGCAACCTAGTACATGGGGTGGTGGCTCAACCACAGTAAATACTTCGAATGATGAAGATGATAAAGATGAACCGGGGTTCTTTGAATCTGGTGGTGCTTTAGAGACTTGGGTTGACACAAATGTTTACGATTTCGATGGCGATCAATCTGGGGCGGCTGTAAGCAACGACACCGACAATAGTTACATAGTCTCTTCTAACGATACCCTTTCTCAGATCGCAGAAGACAATAATATGTCTGTTGCTGAAATAATGGACGCAAATCCAGACATCA